ATGAAACGAAAAAGTCTAAAATCATTTATATATGTAAGCGCATTACTTGTTTTTTTGAGTGGTTTTGTTGGTGTTAGTTTATTCGTTAAGTCAGAAGTAGTAGAGGCTACAACGATAGGTGATGACTATCCTGTTAAATGGAAAAATCTTCCTTTAGGCGGGGCGATTGATGATTGGAGAATGTATACTAGATATTGTACCTCATTTGTCGCTTATAGATTAAGCACAGCTAATAACTTTGAGCTTCCAAGTGGCTTTGGAAATGCTGATCGTTGGGGAACAGAAGCAATGGCGAGAGGTTACAAAGTAGATAAGAATCCTAAAGTAGGATCGGTGGCTTGGTGGACATCTACGCATGTTGCGTGGGTAGCAGAAGTATCTGGCGACAATGTTAAAGTTGAAGAGTACAATTATGGATTCGATGGTAAATACAATACTCGTTGGATTAACAAGAATTCCGCCAATGGATACATTCATTTTAAAGATATGCCACAAACACCTGTAGGTTGGTATAACAACGGTCACTATGATTATTACTATTATGCAGACGGAACAAAGGCGATTGGTCTAACTTGGGTAGGTACGAAACGCTATAATTTCGATAAAAATGGTGCCATGTACAAGAATGCTTGGACAAACAGCGATAAATATTCATATTATAGTACATCAGATGGCTCATTAGCGGTTGGACATCAACAAATTGGTGAAAATAAATATATTTTCGATAAAAATGGTGCACTATATAAAAATATGTGGGTAGATTTAGACGGAAATCGTTACTACAGTAAAGAAGATGGTGCTCTCGCTATTGGAGAACAAATCATTGATGGAATCACTTACATGTTTGATGAAAGTGGGAAACTAGTTAATAATTAATTTTTGAGAATTAGAAAATTTATTTTAGAATAGAGATGTAAATCTGTTGCAAAGTTTAAGAAGATATTCGGATTGAGATAGATAACACAGCAATAAAAACATACCAAGATTATGAATTAATCTCGGTATGTTTTTATTTTTTAAAACCAAAACAAACGTTTTTGTGTGGTATAAACCATATCAATACTTCGTTTGCCTAAAATCTCGCCATCTGCGTGAATGGTTTGTGGAATCGTCGAAACAATTCGAATTTTGCTTGATTGAAAATGATGAAAATGCTTAGATTTCCCTTGTTTTTGGCGAAGCAATAGGAAAATAAGCCACAAAATTTTAAAAATATTGATTCGTTCCACGACAACTAAGTCCACGACTGCTTTGCGAGGATTGGCCGTCGGCATAATTGATACGCCCCCGCCAAAATAAGGATGATTTGTGACCGTACATAGGAAAGCACGATTAAATGTGTATTGTTTACCATTCATTTCAACTAAAATTGGAAAGCCTTTTTGTCTAAAAAAGACATGAATGATTGAAGAAATATAGGAAAGCGAGCCAAGCTTAAATTTATTTAAGGCTTTTTTTGATGACGATTCGTTGGTTTTTTCCACGATTGCCGCATCCAACCCTAAGCCAACATTATTGGTGGCTAAGCCGATTTCTTCTTGGTTGGCTTCTACATAATGAATTGTTTGAATTTCTTTTGGTCGTCTGGTGCGCAGGATTTGATGCAATGCTTTATCAATATTTCTTGATAATCCCACCCCTCGTGCAAAATCATTTCCAGAGCCGCATGGAATATAGCTTAAAGGAATAGTTGAATCATATGGAAGTAATGAATTAATGACATTATGTAGTGTGCCATCGCCGCCTAGCACGACTAGGATTGGAAAAGTTGAAACGTCTAAGTCTTCAGACCAAGGAAGTAAAGTTGTTTCTGCAAGTTCCTTCGTCAATTCTTTTTCATGTCCAGCGTAATCAGTGTAAAGAGCCGTATATTTAAGTTCTTGTTGCTTGAGTTGTTGAATCACTTTTCTAGCGACTTTTCGGCCATTGCCGCTACTTGCCTGCTCGTTGATAATAAGATAGTAGTGAATGTTCATTGAGCTCCTCCTTTGAATCGCTATTGTCCATTATACCAGAGGGAGGAACTTCTGCGAATAAAGATTGCTTAAAAAAGTAAAAAATGACTAGAAAAAGGCACGAAACAATGCATGAGAGGTGAAACCTGCAAATAAGTGCAAAGTAAAACAGGGCTTTCATTGACTATTTTGACTTTCCATATTAGAATGTGAACTGTTGCAATTGTAACCAAGGTTCATCAACCGAATAGCGTAAATTGTTGAAAACCTTTATAAATAAGGTTTTGTATCGATGTTTTAAATTACTTGCCACAAATTTGCCACAAAAAATTATAAAAAATTTTCGTATCTTGAAATGGAATCTGTTTCCATTTTTTTAGATACATGTAGATAAACGTTTGCGGTCATATTGATCGTGTGATGGCCTAAGCGTTCTGAAACAAATTTTATATTAGAGCCGCTTTCTAAAAGATGCACAGCATGTGAATGTCTTAGCGCGTGCGGGGATAATTTAGGAATATCTGCTAATGTACATATTGTCGTAAAATACGTTCTGTAATTGCACTGTTTTAAGAAGTCACCTTTTGAATCTGTGAATAAAAACTCTTTATTCAATATGAAAGCGTTTGATTTTAAAGAGTGTTCAATTTTCTTTATTTTAAAGCTTTTCAAGAGTTCGATACATTTTTTATCAAGCATAATTGTTCGATAGCTTGATATGGTTTTGGGTGTGGTAATAAAATTTTGATTGTTTTCACGGTATAGAGTTTTGTTCACTGTGAGTTTATCTTCTGTAACATCTTCCCATTTTAACGCTAACGCTTCACCTAGCCTTAATCCAGTTCGAGCAAGTAAAAAAGTAAGTACATAATATTGATAGTTAATAAAAGGTTTTGTCCCTTTATAGGATTCAGCAGTGACTAAAAGAGTTTGTAACTCTCTTTTTTCAAAGAACTGAATTGCTGTTTTTCTCTTTTCTGTTTTAGGATATTTAATATTTTTCATAGGGTTAGAATCTATTAATTTAAAGTCGTTAACTGCATCCTCTAAAGCACTATTAAAAGTTGAACAATAGGATTTGGCTGATTCAATTGATAGATGAGTGCACATCTCGTTTACCCAATTTATGCAATCTATACGACGAATTTCGGTTATTTTATAATAAGCAAATTGGGGTAGAATGTGTAAACGAATTGCTCTATTTAATTTTGCTAAGGTTGATTTTTTTACTTGTTTTTCTTTTAGTTTTATCCAACTATTCAAATATTCCTGAACTAAAATATCCTTGTTGTGTTGTACAACTAGTCCTGAATTTAGCTTTCTTTCTAGCTCGTTTGCTGCAGCTTGTGCATCTCTTTTAGTTCTAAATCCGCTTTTTGAAACTTCTCTGAATTTTCCATTTTCTTTGTATCGAATGCGATAGCGCCATTTTCCATTAGGTTGTTGTTTAATACTTGCCATAATTAAATTACCTCACTTTCCGAAAGAACTTATGTTCGTTTTTTGTTTTTTAAGAAAAGCCCGAAGGCTAATCTTTATTCATTTAAATGTTGTATAGCGTAGTCAGCTTCTTCGGGTGTAAATTTTTCCCCGTATTCGGAGGTTAGTTGTTCTCTGATTTCCTCAGGAGACATCGCCATAGATTCTTGATACTCTTTCGCTTTAGCGAGAGCATTAGCGTTAAAATCGGCTATCATGTTGTCTATAGCATATTGTGCAGCTTCAGCAGAAAACTTTTCTCCGTATTCAGAGGTTAATTGGTCATAGATAGCAGCTTTAGACATGTGCATTACACTAGAATATTGATGTGCTTTAGCAAGAGCGTTGGCATCCTCAAAAGATACGTTAGACGAAGGTAATGTAGAAGAGCTTGATGTCGAGTTAGTAGAAGAGCTTTCATTGTACGTATCAGAGGTATGAGTATCGTTGCTTTCAGTTTCATCTTGTGTTTCGCTATCTTCAATTAACTGCGATAGATATTCTTGCTTGTCTGTTGTTTTTCCATCGCGGTATTTATTAGCTATATCTTGCATTAACACTCCATCGTCATATGCTTGATCTTTGTCAGATTTAGCTTTCACTAAACCTTGATATTCTTTTATCATGCCTTTATTTAACTGTTTGATAGAGTCAAAATATTTTTTAAATTCGCTTTCTTTATTAGCATATCTTTTTTGTAATTTTTTCAGTTCGCTCAAAGTATTTTCGTAATTTTTCTTAGTTTTTGAATCGGGCAAATCTTCTTCATATATAGGAATTAGTCCGTCACAATAAGAATCAACCAAAGAAGTATAATAGCTATCTAAATCTGATTTATCTAGTTTTGAGTTACACGCAACTAAAAAAATGCAAGTCAGTAGTAAAAAAAATATATTTCTCTTTTTCATAAAACTAAAACTCCTTATTACATATAAATAAAATTTTATGATTCAATTGTATTATTATTCACAAGAATCTGTCAAACTCATTTGGTAATCCAAAGCAAGTAAGTTTTTCATATTTTGACATGTATTCAAACCCTTCTATCGTAGGGTCCAAAATTAGATGGGTAGCAAAATAGTTTGCTTCTTTTTCAATCTTTAATTCAGAAACAAGCGTGTTTTTGGAAAGCTTAGGTGTATTTTCTTTAGGATGGAAGATACAGTGTCCTAGTTCATGACTACAAGTTACACGCTTTTCAACATCGCTCAATTCTGAATTTATATGAATTATTTTTATTTGGTTAAACATACTATAATAACCGTATATTTCACCTAAAGGTTCTTCTAAAATTAGTATTTTTAACTCTTTTGCAAGTCTGTAGGGATCGCGTGTTTGATATAATTTAACCAATTTATTAATCTTTTCATCAATTTGTGGTAAATACATAAAGAACACGGCTCCTTTTAGTGGCGGTATTTTTTGGGTGTGTATTTTTTCTTCGCTTCTATTTTTGAAATTCTAAGAGCATTTTCAAGAGAACTGATTAACGCCTCTTTTGTTTCTTCGCTCATTTCCCCATCTTCTTTTGAAAAGGCCAAAGCGCCATCGTTAGATAAATCATCTATTAATGATTGTAATTGTTTTTGTATACTACGTTCATCTTTATCGGTTAAATCGTAGTATTTCTTTTTTTCTGTACGTCCTAAGAGATAATCTACAGATACATCAAAGTAGTCTGCTACTTTTTGTAGGCCTTCTGAGTTCGGGGAAACCTTTTTCCATTTGCTAAAATAACCATTTGAGTAGCCTAGAGTAATTTCTAATTGTCGAATGGACATCTTTTTTCTTTTTGCCAATTCTTTTATTATTTCATAAGTATTCATTGATTTGACAACCTTTCTGAATGCTTACAAAAAAAGTTTAGAAAAAAACTCTATTTTCGGTTGACAAATTAGAGTTAAAGCTCTATACTTTATTTCGTAAACAAGTTAATCAACTAAAAAGACAACAAAAAAACACTATTGATAAATAAATGCTAACCGCCAAGAAAGCTTATAAATCAATGTTTTAATGTCTTATTTAATTACGCTTTGATTATAGAATAAAACTCTATTTGTGTCAACTGAATTTAGAAAATAGTTGATAAACTTGTTTACTAAATTAGAAAAAGGAGGCATGCGACTATGGCGAAGGCCGAAGAAACACGTCAAAAAATTTTGGATCACTTTGAAAAAAATCAATGGGCGATTCCCGATGTAGCAACTGCTTTAGGAATCACAGAGCAGTATTTGCGAAAAATTCTAGACAATCCAGAAAAACACTTGAAGCAAATGACCGATATTATTTCTTACTACAAAATTAGATAGGAGGTGCAGGTAAAAGTGGAAGAAGCGATTATCAAAGTTGACTTACAAAACTTAAAGAAGTTGATCAAACAAGCAGAGGAGCAAGCTGACCAACTTCAAAAAACTTTAGATGAGATAAATAAAGCTAAAATCCTAATTTCTTAGCTGCCCATTCTGACCCAGCGGCAGACTTCATATCTTCCCACGAATCGAAATTTGTGTTTGAGCTAATGAATTTATCTAATTTATTGTCATCTATTGATTCCATGTCAGAGAAATCAAATCCGGATTTTTCAATAAACTCATCAATATTAGAGAATTTAGTATTTTCAATCATAAATTCTTTAGTGAATAGTTCATCGAATGGTACAGAATGTTCGCCATCTAAAGACTTAGCATTTTTAGCAAATTGATTTAGCTCATGTTGTAATTCATCAAATCCATTTAATTCGAATTTCATAGTATTTCACCTCGCTTTCAAATTAATTTTATCAAGAGGTGAAAAGCTAGACAACCAGTTTAGGAGGTGTAGCCATGTTTTCGCAACCCGAAGTGCCAGTACAGGTTAACGTACAAGTGGATAATCAATATCTTGATAAACATCTAAAAGAATATGTTGAACAATATTGCAGAAAATTTTTACAGCCTGAATGGTACACAATGTCAGATATGGAAAAAATCACTCGTCATAAACGGGCGTGGATTATGCAAAACATTGTTGATGATCCATATGTAAAAAAGAATAAGCTAGCTAAAAAAGAAAGTGATAGCTTAAATGCGCAATGGCTGTTTGATGCTGAACGCATTAGACCATTTTTAAAACGGCTATATATCGAATTACCTGATTATTAATAACTGCTTAGGGAGGTTTTACAAAAATGATTATTTGCTACAAAGGCGAAGATTTAAAAGTGCAAGACACTTGTAGCACATACGACAACATTTCAGTTGTGTTGTTTAAAGGGCAAAAACGAGTGTATAACCATCGAATGAATGAAATTGTCGGCGGCGATGAACGTTTGCCAGAAGCAAAAGCAATTCGAAATTTTAACGGTTCTGTGATGGTTTTAGGGAGGTGAAAGCAATGAAAAAAGTTTATCAATCGCGCTTGGTGTTGACCTTATTTGCCGCATTTCTTTTTGGAATTATCGCAAGAGAAAGTACAAGTTTAAATATTCTGTTACTAATTTGCGGACCTGTGGCTGCGTTGTTATGGGTACATCACGACGAAGTGAAATATCAAAAAGAGGTGAAATAAATGTTAACAGCTAATGAAGCTTTTTTAGTACGTGAAGCAGTACGAGAAAAGATTGAAACGTTAAGAGATGCAGTACGTCACGAAAGTGCAAAGCATCCTACAATGCAAGACCTCCGCACGCTAAAACATTTTCAAGCAGAGTTAGAACGTTACGAAGTTGCTTATCAAAAAATGCTCAATGAAGTGGGGTGTTAGGTGATGAAAAGGTGGACTAAAGAGGAAGAGAAGCTAATTTTGAAGAAAATCAAGTATGACCATAGAGGGTTTGTTTGTAATTATCGTGAATTAGCAGAATTATTGGGTTGCGAAGTGAAGATTATACACTCAAAAGTCTTACGCATGCGAAGAAAAGAACAGCTTTTTGAAATTTATTGGAGTGATCCAATAAATCCACCAGTACACCCTTTTTCGAGTAGAGAAAAAGATCGAATTATTTCTTTGTATACAGCGGGCTGTCCGATAGCAACTATAGCGCGGGAGCTAGACCAGACAGAATCTGCAATTACAAATAAAATCAATCGGTTATTTAAATCGGGAAAATTGAAGCCAAATAGACATCGACCTTACACAAAAGAAGATATTAATTTATTGCTCAAAGAAATAAAGTTTGATGAAAATGGTTATGTTTTAAATACGGATTATTTAGCAAGGATTTTGAATAGAAGAAAATATCAGATATCCAGAAAAATATTTGACATGAGAAAAGCAGGCATGATTAAGACAATGCCAGATAAAAGTAAGTCTAGTAAAAATTGGTATGATGCGATGAAGAAACAGATAGATATATCTTATCAGTTGTGTGTAGCAAAACAAAAAGAGCCTACCTCGTCCGCCAACGAAGTAAGCTACTAAACAAAAAATATACAAGTAAATAATAGCACGAAAAAGGAGAAACGCAAATGAGAAACTATTATCACGTAAAAACACAAGAAGCATATGATAACTTAATGGCATTTTTGGAAACGCTAGGTTATAGCTGGACTGGTGGTGATAAGCCAACGGAAATTGATATTTTTCATATGCTTGGAGCGAAAACAGTTATAAGCGTAAATGAAGAGGAAAAGAGATTATTGTATACGGATACTCATACCTTTAAACAAATTATCGAAATTGACGGTGTAAGTTTGATTGAATGGCCAGCAGTTGCTTTAAAAGAAAAAATTGAAGTCTCAAAAGAGTTTGATAAATGGGTGCAGAAAAGTAAAGAAGCACATATTGATTATAAAAGTTGGTGTATTTGGCAAATTAATAAGATGGGATGGGATCACTGGTTGGAAGATCCTATTACAGATGAAGAGTTGTTTATCGGGAAAAGCTTTAAGTGGACGGAAGAAGTAGAAGAAAATCAAGAACTGCATACACGTGCGATTCTTGATGGTTACACAGTGAAAAAAGAACCGATGTATGAAATTCCCTTACCGTACACGGTAAATGCTACGGAAAAACAGCAATATTTATCTTACGACACTGAAAAGAATCATTTTGTTTGTGCAGCAAAATCAGACAAGCTAAAACATCACTTCACAGAAACAGAATTAAAAGAAAAAGTACCTGAATTTTATCGGGAATTGGCGGTGAAAGTTGATGAGCAATAAAAAGATAGTATTTCCTGACTTTTTAACATCGAATCAAAAAGAGCGGATATTAAAAGCATATAAATGGGGAAAACCAATCATCGTGAAAGGTCCGCAGGGGCCTACGGGAAAAACAACACTTGTTAATTGCCTTAGAAAACAGGGAATCCAAGCATTTGAAGCGTGGGAGTGCTTAACTCTAGAGCTAAATCAGATAGGAAGTGTAGCAACTCATGTTATCACCGTACAAGAAAATTAGGCGAAAAGCGGGCATGTCACAAGAAGAATTAGCGAAAAGAATGCTACTTCCTGTGAAGCTGATAAAAGTTTATGAAAAACGCAATGTAGACCCACCGTTGCATTATCACGCAAACTTTAAAGCGATTTTCAATGTAACAGATGAAGACATTAACCAATTAAAAACAACTGGAGGAATAAAAAATGACAAAAATTAACTTAGCAATTGAAGCAGATTCAGCAACAGAAATGAAAGAAATTTTATCTCAATTAGCAACGGGAAGCGTTGTAGAAGTAACACAATCTTTAAATACAGCTAATAAAAAAGCTACAGAAGAAGTAGAAAAAGCAGCGAAGAAAGAACCTGCAAAAAAGAAAAAGGCGACTGCGAAGAAAAAAGAAGAAGTTTCTACGGCCTCAACCTCAGACACCGAACCATCGAAAACTGGGGAGAAAGTCGTGCCTACTGATTCAGAAACAGAAGAGGTATCAGCAACAGCCGATTTACACCCAGGGGCAACAAAAGCAGATGTACAAGCGGCAATGAAAAAAGCAATGGCAAACGGCAATCGTGATCGGATTAAAATGTGCTTTGGCCGTTACAACGCAGAAAAACTTTCAGATTTGAAAGAAGAACATTACGGCAAATTTATCACTGACTTAGAAACGTTGGTAGGTGAATAAGTATGCCAGTAGGAAGTCATGCCTTATTAGGGGCGAGTAGTGCGCATCGGTGGCTAATATGCCCGCCTTTGGCACGACTAGAAGAAAAAGTAAAAGATCGCGGCAGCTCTTATGCAGAAGAGGGAACAACTGCGCATGAATTAGCAGAGTTGTATTTGGCGAAGCGGTTTAAGCTATTAACCGCTAGAGCGGTAAACTCACGATTGAAATTTTTTGAACAAGACCATCCTTATTGTGATGAATCCATGAAAGAATATGTCACCGCTTATTGTGATTTAGTAGAAGAACGTGTCAATCAATATGAAAATGCCACAGTCGAATTAGAACAAAAAGTATATTTTTCAAAATGGGTCCCAGAAGGATTTGGAACTTCGGACGTGGTTGTCTTATCAGATAAGACGATTGAAATTATCGACTTGAAATACGGCAAAGGCGTTCCTGTTGATGCGTATTTAAACCCTCAACTGATGTTATATGCGCTTGGTGCGGTGGATAAGTACGACATCATTTACGAATTTGAAACCGTGCGAATGACGATTATTCAACCTCGTTTAGACAATATTTCGACCTTTGAAATTGAAAAAGAAGAATTATTATACTGGGCTGATAATTACGTGGCGCCTCGAGCGGTGCAGGCTTGGGAAGGTACAGGAGAGTGGACGATTACAGACGACGTTGTGAAGTTCTCAAAAGTTCGTGCCCAACTACGGCCACGTGCGGAGAGAAATTTTCAGCTGATCGACAAACACGAGCTGAAAGAAGCGCCACTTTTAACCAATGGGGAAATTGCTGAAATTTTAGAACGTGCACCAGAAATTAAGAAATGGTTGGAACATGTGGAAACCTACGCTTTACAGAAAGCAAGGGACGAAGGCGAAGAGTTCCCTGGTTGGAAAGTAGTCGCTGGACGAAGTAATCGGAAAATTTCAGATAATGAAGGGCTACTGATGGTTTTAGAAGCCGAAGGATTTGAAGATGAAGATATTTTAAAACCGCAGGAACTGAAAGCCATTGGGCAATTAGAAAAAGTTGTCGGCAAGAAAAAATTTGCGGAATTAGCTGCAGACTTCATCATCAAACCAGAAGGAAAGCCAGTTCTTGTTCCTGAAAGTGACAAGCGACCAGCGTTAAACAGCGTAGAAAATGCGTTTAATGATTTTGAAGGGGTGGAGTAAAGGCTATGAAAAAAATTGACACACAAGAGGCAATATCTTCAACTCTAAAAAAGGGAATGGAGAAAGCGGAGCATTCAGGAATTAACGTATCTGAGGATGAATTTACTGTTATACAGCCTTTTGATGATTTAAATGCGGTTATTGTTACCGTTGAAAACAGCGCAGGAAATCGTCCTGTAAATATTAAGGTGACAGATACGGTGGTTATCTTAGAACGTCAAGAAGGTACTTTGGATGTATTTAAGTAGAAGGTGGGGGATAAAATGCCTCAAAAATCATGTAAAGAAAAGCCTGTAATTTTTAGCGGTAAAGGTTATTACATCACAAGAGAAGATACACGCAATGTTGGGCTTTATGTATTCGGTGAGAATAAAGTGTTATTTAAAGGATATTTTAACACGATTGAAGCGGCGTTATCGTCGTTAGTTACTAACTCATTGCTTGTAGATGAAACGTGGACAATGAACCTAAAAACCTATAAAGAATCTATTTTAGAGATGAAAGAACAAATCATCTCAGACATTAAACAGTATTTTACAGATCAAGCTTCTAATTCGTTAGATGATTTAGAAGAAGATGAATTATTCAACTAAAAAATATAAGAAAGTAGGAATTTAAAATGGCAAAAGTAACTGGAACGAAAGTAATTACAAATCAAGTGAGATTAAGTTTTGTGCATGTGTTAGAACCTCATGCGATGGAAGAAGGGCAAGAGAAAAAATATTCTTGCATGTTGATTATTCCAAAAGACGATAAAGAAACCCTTAAAGCGATGAAAGAAGCAATCAAAACAGCCTATGAAGGCGCAAAAGGGGACAAATTAAAAGGTGTTAAATTTGACCGTTTAAAAACTACGCTACGCGATGGCGATGAAGAAATGGACACCGAAGAACGCCCAGAATTTGAAAACGCAATGTTTATCAACGTATCAAGTAAAACGAAACCACAAGTCGTAAAACGTGAAGATGGTGTGCTTGTAAAAACAGACGATCCAGACGAAGTCTATTCAGGTGTTTATGCAATTGCATCTATTAACTTTTATGCTTACAGTACTGCAGGAAACAAAGGAGTTACTGCTGGGCTAAATAACATTTTAACGTTATGTAAAGGGGACTTCTTAGGTGGTCGTGCCAATGCTGAATCTGATTTTGGTGATTTAGAGTGGGAAGACGAAGAAGACGATATGTTTAGCTAAAAATTGAATAAGGGGCTAAAGTGCCCCTTTTCTTTTGAAAGGAGAAATTGAAATGAGTAAACGGCCAGTTTATTTACCAATAGAATTACACGATGTTTTTGAACTACTTGAAGAGAGAAAATCAAATATGATTTATTTTACTACAGCTAAAGGTTCACTTGTTCAGGTAAACGAGTATTCACTTAGACTGTCTGTACTGCCGAATATGGCATTTTACGTTAAACAAGAATATACACCAGTAGAAGATCAGGAGGTAGGAAAAAAATGAAACCAACTAAAGCACGTTTAAGAAACTATGTGGATACCTTAAAAAATTCAGTGGAAAAAGAAATAAGAGTAAAAAAGACGAAGGCTATTCGTGCACATATTGAATCGGAGTGGCTGAAAATTGATCCTGAATTTAAGAAATTACGCGGCTATTTTGAATCACTCAAGATTCGCCAAAACGTAAAAAATGAACTTATCGATCTGTTAGAAGAAAGCAGTTTGGAAATATGGAGCTTTTATCGCGATACGGATGCTAGAGATTTTGAAACTTATAAGAAAGGGTTTCTTGAAAAACTTAAGTATGACTCAATAAAAGGGCTTGCGAAAGTAGAAGCTGTTTATGATCAAGAAATCCGAGAGGTAAGAGAAACGTACAATGCGATTATTGCAAATGTAGAAAGAGTGCCTGCTAAACAAGGAGTGGCTTATCTTGAAGAACTAGGGATCAACGTTGATGTTTTTAAAGAGGAAGAAGCACAGCTTCCGATGATTGCCGTTGATAAAAGTAAATTGCGGTTACCATCTGAAACGGCTGATAGCAAATGAAAACGTTAAATATTGATATTGAAACGTATTCGGATGAAGACTTAACCAAAGTTGGGGTTTATAAATACGCTGATAGCCCCAACTTTGAAATTTTACTTTTTGCTTATTCAGTTGATGGTCAGCCTGTCGAATGTGAGGATTTAACAATTAGTGAAATACCTGACGAGATAGTGGCTGCGCTAACAGATAAGAACGTGCTTAAAATTGCATTTAATGCCCAATTTGAGCGCGTTTGTTTGTCTAAGTATTTAGGTGTTCCGTACTACTTAGACCCTGCTCAATGGCACTGTACGATGGTTCACGCAAACGAATTAGGGTTGCCAGCTTCTTTAGGGCAATGTGCGAAATATTTAAACATCGAACAGCAAAAAGACACGAGAGGTACGCAACTGATTAACTTCTTTTCTAAACCGTGTAAGCCGACTAAGAAAAACGACATGCGCACAAGGAATTTACCTGAACACGCTCCCGAAAAATGGCAAACGTTTATAGAGTATTGCATTCAAGACGTCAATGTAGAAATGGCTATCGCGAATAAGTTGAATCGCTTCCCTGTCCCCGAAAGTGAGTGGAAGCTTTACACATTGGATCAGCGAATTAACGACCGAGGGGCAGAAATTGACCACGAATTGGCAACGGCTGCTATTGACATTATGGCCGATTTAAGTGAAGCGGGGCTAAACGAAATGAAGGAGTTAACAGGATTGGAAAATCCTAACAGCTTAGCGCAACTGAAAAAGTGGCTAGAAGAACAAGGAACGCCTTTCGAGAAACTAGGAAAAGAAGTTGTGTTAAAGGCTCTAGCATTAGGAAACTTGCCCGAGAATGTGGCGGAGGTATTAAAATTGCGCCTTAGTTTGTCTAATTCAAGCACGAAAAAATATTTGATGATGGATAACGCCCGTTGTTCGGACAATCGCATTCACGGTATTTTACAATTTTACGGTGCCAACCGCACGGGACGTTGGGCAGGGCGATTATTACAAGTGCAGAACTTGCCTAGAAACTATTTAAGTGAAATTGACTTTGCCCGTCAGCTTGTGAAAGCAAAAGATGTTGAAGGCATCGAATTAATGTATGAAGATGTGCCAGACACATTGAAACAACTTATCCGAACAGGGTTAGTTGCCAAAGAAGGGCATCGTTTCATTGTATCTGACTTTTCAGCGATTGAAGCTCGAGTGATTGCTTGGTACGCCAAACAAGATTGGGTGCTCGAAGTATTCCGTACACACGGAAAAATTTACGAAGCAACAGCGGCGCAGATGTTCCATTTAGGCGAAGTAACAGCCTACGACTGGAAAAGTCACGAAGGCAAAGACATGCGCCAACGTGGAAAAGTGGCGACATTGGCGCTTGGCTATCAAGGTGGCCCAGGGGCGCTTAAAGCGATGGGCGCACTAGAAAATGGTATTGAAGAACACGAATTACAAGACATTGTGGATCGTTGGCGCACAGCCAATAAACGCATTAAGAACTTTTGGCATGAAACCCAAAAAGCTGTGATTGACTGCCTGCAAAACGGCGGCATTAAAAAAGGCCCTCGAGGGTTGAAATTCTACAAAAAAGCGGGATTCTTGTTTATTCAACTACCAAGCGGACGAAAACTAGCGTATGCAAAAGCACATTTAAAAGAAGGTGACTACGGTCCTGCTATTTTTTATGAAGGCCAAGGCGATAAAGTCGCTTTCACGGAACAACAAACCTATGGCGGTAAATTGGTGGAAAACATTGTTCAAGCAACGGCAAGAGACGTTTTAGCAGAAGCGATGCAGAGGCTTGAACGTGAGGGCTATCCTATTGTTTTTCACGTGCACGATGAGGCAGTAGCCGAAGTGCCAGAAGGGGAAAAATCTATTGAAGAAATGAACAAAATCATGTCTGTAATTCCTGATTGGGCGGAAGGCTTGCCGTTAAACGCCGAAGGATTTGAAACGAAATATTACATGAAAGATTAGGAGGTTTAGATAATGGCACTAAATTATGTAAAGTTAGAACTGACAACTGGTGGAGTTTTTTCAACTGGGAAAGTTTTTGAATTTAGTTACAGTGATTATGAAAATTTTAAGCATCGCTTTTTAAAACGCTTTGGAAATATTTGTTCAAATAAGAAATTTAAAGATTTGATAAAAAATACAAACGATTTTGAGGAATTAGAATTTGTATTTTTTGATAGCGATGATTGGGAATTGAAAATCACTAAAAATTAGAAAAAGGAGCGATAGAAAATGAAACTAAAACTAGTTGATGTTGAAACTAATCCTCACGAAGAAGAAGTGGGGACATGTGAATTTTGTATGAGTGTTGAAATGGTCAATGAGCCCGTTTTTGTTTTTAAAAAAGATAATGGGGAACTCGTTCGTGTTAAAGCATTCATTTGGAGTTGGGGTTTTTATGATGAGGAAAATATCGAAAATATCGTAGATTTTGCTGCTTATGTCAACGAACAGGAGTTTGACGAAGAGCAAGAGCTAGATTATAGCTGGTTAACTAATCTAATTTACGAGTACAAATATGGAAAGGATTGTTAATAAATGGAAAATAACATACTTATACTAATAAACTTAGTACTTTGCTTTTTGTTGGGCTACGTTGTTGATAAGCGTAAATACCTGAAAGCGATAAGCGCTGCAATTAACTACGAGTTGAAATTACCTACTTACCTACAAGTGATTACCAAAAAGGATGGCTTGACTGTTTAGGTTTCATCCTTAAACAATAAAAGAAAGGAAGCGGAAAGATGGAACAGCCAGAAAAAAACATCAAATTAGCCTATGATGGTGAAATCCATCTTGCAGTTGGTGCTTCAAAAACCGAGAAAAAATGGAAAAATCGGCAGATGTCTTGGGCTGACTTTATCCAACGGCTAAAAACTCCGACGGTTACACAAGAGACCGTCGAGGACTACAAAAAAATGCCGAAGTCTAAGCAGGGCGAGGTCAAAGACGTTGGGGCGTTTATTGGCGGTTGGTTGAAAGAAGGACGACGGAAAAGAGGAAACACGCAACAGCGTAGCCTTGTTACGTTAGATGCTGATAGTACGACGTTAGACTTTTGGGACGATGTACAGCTGTTATTTGACCATGCTGCAGCTGTCTACACGACACACAGCCATTTAGTGAAAGGTCCGCGCTATCGGCTGATTATTCCGTTAAGTCGCCCAGTGACGGCCGAAGAGTATGAGCCCTTAGCGAGAAAGCTTGCGGAGTTTTTCGGCATGGATAACTTCGATGATACGACCTATCAGGCAGAACGTTTAATGTATTGGCCCAGTCATTCGATAGACGGGGAATATTTCACCGATAATATCGATTTGCCTTGGGTCGACCCTGACGAGATTCTAAGCCAATACGAAGACTGGCGAGATGCGAGTTTTTGGCCTGAAAGTTCACGGGGGCATTCAATTCGTGAAAGACAAGCAAAAAAAGCAGGAGATCCTTTAGAGAAAAAAGGAATTGTAGGCGCGTTTTGTCGCACGTATGACATTGTTTCAGCGATTGAAACCTTTTTACCTGACATCTACGGCCCCACAGGAAGAGAGGACCGTTGGACGTTTTTAGAAGGTTCTACCAGTGGCGGGCTAGTGATTTATGATGATAAGTTCGCTTATTCTCATCACGGTACGGACCCTGTAGGCGATCAACTGGTGAACGCGTTTGACCTTGTCCGCATTCATTTGTTTGGCGATTTAGATGAGGATATGAGAGCAGGAACACCTCCGCAAAAAATGAAAAGCTATCGTGCGATGAATGAATTCCTTCAAGAAGACGAACCAGTTATGCAGCAAATGCAAAAAGAAAAACTCGGGGAGGCAATGGAGGATTTTGACAACTTTACAGATGAAGAAGTCGAAGAATCTCAAAAAACAAAATGGCTGACTTTTGATCAAAACGGTGCGGCAGTAATTAATACGTACTTGCTTGCTGAAGAAATTGTGAGGGAGATTCCGCTATTTTATAACGGAATAGAATTCCTTCGATACGAAAGCAAAAAAGGAACATGGAGTACAGGGACAGATGAATACCTGAAAAGCTATATAACTATTAGGAAATTAAGGAAAGAGACAAAAATTCGTTATATTTCGGAAACGATCGCTGCAATTAAGAGTTTGGTTTATGTGAAGGATGATTTTAAAGACACAGATACAAACAAACTGGTTCTTGCAAATGGCGTGTATGATTTGAAAACCGACACGTTTTCGCCTTCGTTTGATAAAAAACTACATGCTCGAACATCACATCCGATAGTTTACGATAAAAATGCAGAATGTCCGATGTTTGAGGGCTATCTACGAGAAATCGTCGGAGAGGAAAACACACCGTTTGTTTTCGAGTGGTTCGGGTATAACTTTTATCGGAAATATAATTTGCAAAAACTGCTGTTTATCTACGGTTCGGGAGGAACGGGAAAATCTACTTTAATTGAGATTCTAAGAGAATTAGTAGGAAAAGAAGCATATTCTGCTGTCTCTCTTAAGAGCTTGGCAAAAGAACGTTTTGCTGCAGCAGGATTATATGGAAAAACAGCAAATTTTGATTCAGAGGCAAAACAAGAATACTTGGGAGATGGGGCCTTTTTAAAACAGCTAACGGGGGAAGATACCATTTATGCAGATAGAAAGAATCAAGATCCTATTTATTTTTATAATTACGCAAAATTAACGTTTGTAATGAACCATTTACCTGCAATGAGAGACTTTAGCGGAGGGCTTAAACGTCGAATGTTAATTCTTAAAATTGATAAAAAACTCACTGACGAGGTCATAGATTCGTTTCCTAAAGAAGCGATGATGCAAGAAATGGCGGGTATTTTTAATAAAGCAATGCAGGGACTACGTCGGGCGCTGGAAAACCGTGGTTTTTCAATATCAGAAAGTATGGAGGAAAATGTCGATAAATGGGTACAGGGAAACGATATTTTATCTCTATTTATCGAAGATGAATGCATAATCGGAGAAGACAAAAAAACACCTGCAAAAGAAGCATACAGCGATTATGTCGCCTACTGCAAAGGTTCTGGTTATAAACCTGTTACTAGAAATAACTTTGTATCTCGTATGAAAGAATTAGGTTATGAGAACAAACCTGTAAAGATTGACGGGACCGTTATAAAATGCTGGGTAGGAATTGATACAGGAAATGGAAGTTTTTAAGGTAACTTTTTTGGGGGATTAACAAATAACTTCGAGATAGGTAACTTTGTAACTTTAATTTTTGACTGAAAAAAATTTTATCAGTTCTAAAAAAAGTTACAAAGTTACTAATAGAGTAAAAAAACAAAAATAAAAAGTTACTTTTCTATCATAAAAGTTACCTAGAGTTACTAAAAAGTTACCTGTGAATGTTGATATAACAGGCATAAACAAGAAAGGTAACTTTGTAACCTTTTTTTCTATTCTATGCACACAAGGTAATTAATAAGAATACGTATATAGGGGATAGTAAATATAAATATATATAAAGAGTAAATAATGAGTTGAAAAAAAAGTTACCTAAAAAGGAGATTGGAAAGCATGAAGTACACAAACCCAAAATATTCAAGAGTGGAAGTCTTTCACGGCCAGAATTTAGATAAGCTGGTAGATAAAGCAGTAGAAACTTGCCCGATGGGGTACTTAGTATACGATCTATACGTAAAGTTTCTAAAAGATGAGTATGTTGTCATTGCGAAAATCCGGAAAGAGGAGCCCTAAAACTATGCAAATTGAGAACGATATTGAAAAGTACCTAGTTAGGCAGATAAAACGCACAGGAGCTTTATGTTATAAGTTCACTTCACCAGGAACCAGAGGCGTTCCTGATAGGATTATCTTGTATCAAGGCAACGTGTTTTTCGTTGAATTAAAGAGGCCTGGAGGTAAACCAAGAAAAGACCAGTTAAAAATTATAGAGAAATTCAAAGAGCAGCTTATCCCAGTGTTTGTCATTGACAGCAAGCAAGGAGTGGATATGTTAATCTACGCAATGCAAAGCGGTATAGCAAGAGTTATGCCTGATATGTCCCATAAAAAGGAGTGATTGAGTTTGAGAATTTGTAGTTTATGCGGCACAGAATTTAAAGGGTATCCAGGGAAACCCAGAGGTAAGAAAACATATTGTAGTAACGAGTGTAGAATTAAAGCGATGAGCATTCGCAATAGAACTACTCAACGAGTAAACAAGCCAGGAGGTCTAACCTTTGAAGAACGAACCAAAATACGAAATGCCAAGTTAGGGAAAGGTAAAGGAAAGTCATACCCTAAACTTTATGGGAGACATGAGCATCGAGTGGTAGTGGAAGCTAAGTTAGGTAGACCGTTAAAACCTGGAGAGGTAGTCCATCATATAGACCACAATAAAAGAAATAACAACCCAGAAAACTTAATGATATTTAAAAGTCAGAGTGATCATGTTTTCTGGGAAAAATATTGCGAATAACAAAAGGAGTGATCTAAAACATGAAAGCAACATTACACCCATATCAGGAGTACTCTAAAAATTTTATCCTTGACCACCCATACTGTGGATTACTTCTAGATATGGGACTTTGACTAGGGAAAACTTTATCCAGTTTGACAGCTATTGACGAGTTGTTACACACGTTTGAAATTATTGAGAATGTGTTAGTAATTGCCCCATTATCAGTTGCAGAAAAGACATGGACCGATGAAATTGAAAAATGGGACCATCTACAGCACCTCACTTTTTCAAAAGTATTAGGAAACCCAAAACAACGCGAAGAAGCTTTATTCAAAAAGGCAGATGTCTATTTAATTAATCGTGAAAATGTGGAGTGGTTAGTCAATTATTATCAGCGAAACTGGCCCTTTAAAACCGTGATTATTGATGAATTATCCAGTTTTAAGTCAAGTAGTGCCAAACGATTTAAAGCATTACGAAAAGTACGCCCGAAGATGGAACGTGTTATCGGGCTAACAGGGACACCTTCCCCAAACAGCTTGATGGATTTGTGGGCGCAAATGTATTTATTGGACCAAGGCGAACGGCTAGGAAAAACCATCACCCAATACCGCAATAAATATTTTGTACCCGCACAAAAAAACGGGCATATCGTTTATTCTTGGCAGTTAATCCCAGGAGCAGAAGAGGCGATTTACAACAAAATAAGCGATATATGCGTGAGTATGAAAGCAAAAGATTATTTACAGCTGCCGCCACGAACAGAAAATATTATTGAGCTAGACTTGAACCCGACAAGCTGGAAACAGTACAAAGAGCTAGAACGAGAATACGTGTTAGAACTCGAAGGAACAGACGTTGTAGCTAGTAATGCGGCTACACTATCAAACAAGCTTTTACAGCTGTCTAACGGCGCTGTATACGACGAAAACGGTGACGGAAGGGAAATACACCAAGAAAAGTTAAATGCGCTAGAACGCGTTATAGAGGACGCACAAGGGCAATCGGTTTTAGTCTTTTATCAATACCAACATGATTTAGAAAGAATCCAAGCACGATTTAAACAAGCAAAGGCTTTAAATGTGTCTGACGGGGATATTGAGAAATGGAACGAGGGAAAAATTCCGTTACTTTTAGCCCATCCGCAATCAGCAGGCCACGGCCTAAATTTACAAAAAGGCGGGCACATTATCGTGTGGTTTGGGCTTACATGGTCTTTGGAGTTTTATCAACAAGCCAATGCCAGATTAGACCGTCAAGGACAAACACAGCCTGTTATTATTCATCACTTAGTGACGAAAGGAACTATTGACGAACAAGTAATCAAAGCTTTACAGGCAAAAGAACAAGGCCAATCAGCGCTAATGGCTGCAGTGAAAGCCAAAATTGAGGAGTACAGGAGGTAACAGCTTTGTATGAATGGTTAAATAGTTATCAAAAGTTAGAACAAGAAATCTATTACCTTGATTGGGAATTAGAGACGTACAAAAGTGAGTTAGAGCGATGGTGCGACCCTGAGGACTTAGGAAGATATACGTTGACTAAAGATTCTAAAGCATCAAAGTTGGAAGATATTATCGAAGACCATGAAAAACGTTTAGCGTGGAAAATGAACGCCATCTATGACCTACGAAAGTTAGTTTATAGCTTTAAAGGACTAGATCAAAAAATCTTAGTAGCAAAGTATATCGAAGGGCTATCGTTAAAACAAATTGCGGGAGAATTTGGGCATAATTACGACTACATTCGCCGAAAACATGCAAAAATTCTAAAAGAAATTTCTAAAGGTCACAAAGAAGTCACAACAACTATTGATAAATCGTGATATACTGTTATCAGTAAAATTACGCAGAAAAAGGCATCTTCCCAAAAAAATGGGAAGGTGTCTTTTTTAGACAGAAAGGAAGAATAGATATGATTTTACAATATGCAATGCGATTGAACGAAGAAGGAACAAAGAAAGCCGAACACATTGAGGACGGTGTGACCTCTGTTACCATCACAGAAAACGAAATTAAAGTCTATTACGAAGACAAACGTGGGGTAAAAAATAGCACTACGTTTTTAAAAGATTGTTCGCAAATTTACAACATGTGGTTACTAAGTGATACGTTTAAAACGTTAAAAAGATTAATTTAGCTTATTTTTGATACAGAAAGGCGGTGAATAACATGCGAATGACCGAGAAACAGAAACGATTTTGTGATTTTTACATCGAGACGGGAAATGCTACACAGGCAGCGATTAAAGCGGGATATAGCGAAAAAACAGCGGCTGCTATTGGTGCAGAAAACCTTATAAAACCTAATTTAAAAACTTATATAGACGAACGCCTCGCAGAACTGAAAAACGAACGAACAGCCGATGCCCAAGAGGTGCTAGAGTACCTAACAGCTGTTATGCGCGGCGAGTACAAAGAAGCAACGCTAATTGGTGTAGGCGAAGGAGCACAAGCCGTTGTAGACATCGATGTGGGCGCAAAAGACCGTTTAAAAGCAGCCGAGCTTCTTGGTAAACGTCATGCGCTGTTCACTGATAAAGTCGATTTACAAACGGGCGATATTGTGATTAAGGTTGGTGAGTGGGATGCAGACGAAGAAACGTAATATCGTTTTAGAGTTTAACTTCCCGTCAAGAGTTTTTAACAAATCGTTTTATGATCGATTGGTGGATTATTCTAAATTCACCGAGGTTTATTGGGGCGGCGCTTCATCTGGCAAAAGTCACGGTGTCGTTCAAAAGGTTGTTTTTAAAGCCTGTCAAAGATGGAAGAAACCAAGAAAGATTTTATTTACAAGAAAAGTAGGGCGTAGCTTAAAAGACTCTATCTTCGAGGATGTGAAAGCGTGTCTTTCTGATTGGGGACTGCTAGACAAGTGTAAAGTAAATAACACTGATTTTAGAATCACGTTACCAAACGGCGCAGAGTTCCTTTTCAAGGGAATGGACGACCCAGAGAAAATAAAATCCATCAAAGGGCTGTCTGACGTCGTGATGGAAGAAGCAACAGAATTTACGCTAGAAGATTATACGCAGCTTACTTTACGTTTACGTGAACGTAAGCATGTGAAACGTCAAATCTTTTTAATGTTTAACCCAGTTTCTAAACTGAACTGGGTGTATAAATCATTCTTTGATGAGGAAGCAGAAGTCGATCAACGAAGAACGGGTATTTATCACAGCACCTATAAAGACAATCGGTTTCTTGATAGTGAAAATAAAAAGGTGATTGAGGATTTAGCCAAACGAAACCCAGCGTATTATCGCATATATGCTTTAGGGGAATTTGCTACGCTAGATAAACTTGTATTTCCAAATTATCAGAGAAAACGATTAGACAAGCACGACGAACTGTTAAGACAGATTGATTCAGATTTCGGCTTAGACTTTGGGTATGTAAACGACCCTTCCGCTTTTGTACATGCAAAGGTAGACGAGAAGAACAAACGTATTTACGTTCTTGAAGAATACGTTAAAAAAGGACTGCTGAATGATGAAATCTCAACGGTTATTAAAGATTTAGGCTATGCAAAAGAAGTTATCACTGCGGATTCAGCTGAAAAGAAATCTATTGCAGAAATCAAGAAGAACGGAATTACTAGAATACGTGCAGCCAAGAAAGGTCCTGATTCAATACGACAGGGGCTTTCTTTTTTATTGCAATACGAGCTAATCGTAGACGATCGTTGCGTAAAACTGATTGAGGAATTAGAAAACTACACATGGGCTAAAGACAAGAAAACAGGCGAGTACACCAATGAACCTATTGATAGCTATAATCACGTGATAGATGCTTTACGGTACGCAGTAGAACATCGTAGTAAAAAAGCACGTGGGATTAAATTACAAAGTGTGAAGGGGGTTATTTGATGACAGACAATGTAAGCAGACCGAACACAGAAGGTAAAATACGTGAATTCGTTGACCTTTTAGGAAATCGTGTCTTTTATTGTGATAAAAACGCAAAGATTGACGAGCGCTTGGTGGATAAATACATCAATAAGCATCGGAAATTAATTGGGTTTTACGAAGAATTAGAAAAGCTCTACAACGGTCAACATGATATTTATTATCAAAAAAACAAAGGAATTGGGAAACCTGATCATCGCATCGCGGTTAACTTTGCGCGTTATGTCGTAGATAGTTCCGCAGCTTTCTTTAATGGGAAACCAACAAAGATTACCCATCCAGACGAAGAGCTAAAAGAATTTGTTCAAGATTTCCGTAAACGAAACGAGGAAGAAGACAACGACGCGGAGCTTTCCAAGCTGACTGCTATTTATGGACATGCTTATAAGCTTTTATATCAAAACGAAGATGCGGAAACGTGCGTGACTTATTTAAAACCTACACAAGGATTCATTGTTTACGCAGATGACTTATTAAAAGCGCCTATGTTTGCGGTTCTTTACAACAAAATGACAAGGGACGAGTTAACGGCAACTGTTTATCCACAAAACAGCACAGAAACGTTTATTTTTACACAAGACAAGACTTCTAAACGGTTAGAGAGTAAACAAGGACCGACCGTTTTTCAAAAGGCCTTGTCTTATTTATTAGGCGGCAAAGAGGCAATCGCTAATCCGTACGGTGAAGTGCCTATGATTGAGTTTATGGAAAACGACGAACGGCAAGGACGTATTGAGTCTGTGTGGTCGCTGATTAATAATTACAACGAAGCTCTATCAGAAAAAGCGAATGATGTGAGTTATTTTGCGGATGCCTACTTAAAAATGATAGGGGTAGATTTAGCTGACGAAAACGTCGCTGCCTATTTACGTGACAACCGAGTGATTAATAGTGCCGAGCCTTTAAATGAAGGTGAAACAGTAGACATTGATTTTTTAGATAAACCTAGTTCGGATACAACACAAGAAAATCTATTAGACCGATTAGAACGATTAATCTATCAAATGTCTATGACTTATAATGCAAACGATGAAAGTTTTAGCAATAACGCTTCTGGAATTTCGCTAGAATTTAAAATGCAAAATCCTAGGAATTTAGCACAAGCGAAAGCTAGGAAGTTTAAAAAAGCATATGCGCAAATGTACAAAATGATTTTTTCATTGCCTACGAATGTACCTGCTGCTAAAGCGAAGGAATGGTTTAATTTAGAATACACTTTTGACTTTAATATTCCGCGCAATATTAAAGACGAAGCGGAAACTGCACAAAAACTTGAGGGGATTGTCTCAAGAGAAACGCAATTAGGCGTATTATCGATAGTTCCTGACGTAACTCAAGAAATGGAACGTATAAAGGACGAAGAAACGGAAGAACGTTTAAATCCACAAGTTGATTTCGGTAAATTTACTCGAAATACGGAAGAAGTGACCGAAGAACATGAGTAATTATTGGGCGGAACGAGAAGCAAAACATATCGAAGAAATGCTGAAACGACATGTGAATTACGAACAAGAAATTCATAGACGGTATTTACAGTTATGGAAAACGATAGAAGCAGAAATTCAACAGTTTTACGTCGCTTATGCAGGGAAAGAGAAGATTAGCATTGATGAAGCGAAACGACGTGTAAGTAAACACGACGTGCAAATTTTCGCGGAAAAAGCGAAACGTTATGTACAAACAAGAGATTTTTCAAAAGAAGCTAACGAGCAATTAAGGTTATACAATTTAACGATGAAGGTTAATCGTTTAGAGCTTTTAAAATCGAAAATAGGGTTGTATTTAACAGACAACACGAATCAGCTACAGACCTATTTTAAGGCAATATTAACAGAGGAAGCTGTAGCGGAATTTGTACGACAAGCGGGGATATTAGGCGGGTCCATTCTTTCCGAAGAAAACTACCGAATGTTTGCTAAAGCGATTATTGATGGTTCGTTTCATAACGCGACATTTTCGCAACGTTTGTGGGTGAATCAAGATGTTTTGAAAGCAAGTATCGATCGCTTGTTAACAGTTGGTCTATCAGCAGGCAAACATCCAGATATTCTAGCTAGGGAATTACGCAAATTAGTTGTGATTGACAGCTTGCGAGGAAAGGAAACGGCTGATTATGTCGCACGTCGGCTAATGATTAGTGAATCCTCAAGAATACAAAGCGAAGTACAAAAGCAAAGCTACGAAAAATACGGGTATGAAGAATACAACCTAATTGTAGAACCAAGCGCTTGTCCTATTTGTGTAGGAATAGCAAGTGCAAATCCACATAAGGTTTCTGAAATGAGCCCAGGAATCAACGCAAGTCCCATTCACAACTGGTGTCGGTGTAGTACTGCACCCGCTTATAAAGACAAAAAGTTCTAGCGAAAGTTAGGCTTTTTTTATTTGCCTTCTTACTGCTTACAGGCGTTAAAGAGAAAGCTGTTTCGATTGATAGGCGTAACCTATTAATTTCGATTAGCCACGTAATGGCTGGAGGTTTTAACATGAACGAAGAAAAACACTTATTATTACCGATGGATTTACAATTTTTTGCAGATGAACCAAATTCTGATGAGCCAAACTCTAGAAATTCAAACGAATCGGGGGATTCATCGACAAAGGATTCTCAAAATCCAAAAAATGAAAATCCAGACGGAAAAGAAACTGGAAAGACTTTTACCCGTGATGATGTTGCCAAGATGGTCGCAGCAGAAACTAAAAAAGCTGTGGCGCAAGCAAAATCCGATTGGGAAAAGCAAAAATCTTACGAGCAAATGACTGCGGAAGAACGTGTTAAGGCGAAAGAACAAGAAGCTACAGAAAAAGAAGCTTTAGCGGAAAAACGAGAAAAGGAAGCACAAGCTCGTCTCGACCGTTTAACACGTGCCGAATCTGTTCGTAATGATTTATCCGAGAATGGCCTTTCCGACTACGTAAGTGCTGCACAAGCCGATTTATTGCTTGTGAAAGATACGGACGAGGATACAAAGAAAGCTGTAGATGAATTAAAACAAATTATTTCAAAAGCTAGAGATGGTATCCAAAAAGAATTGCTGAAAGGTCAAACTGTAAACGTTGCTACAGCAACAAAAGAGACCGATTGGCGCAGCAATTTGACTAAAAATTTAGAAAAGAAATAGGAGATGAAAAATTATGCCAGTTATTTTAGATAGCAAAGATTTAAAAGCAATTGACAAAGAATTTGCCGCAGGCTCGCAAGTCTGGGATTTATTGAAAGGTGGAGCTGCTGCAGTAACTGATGCGGATTTTGTAGGCGCAAAAGAAGTCCGCATCAACAAAATGAAAGGTTTTACTGCTAGTGATTATAAACGTAACGAAGACAATAAACGTTCTAAAATTGATGTGGCAAAAGAAACGGTCAAACTAGAGAAAGAACGTTGGTTTGGTTATGACTTAGACACATTAGATCAATCAGAAAATGCTTCCTATGAAGTTCAAGCGCTTGTGGAAGAACACACTCGTTTAATTGCGATTCCTGAAAAAGATCGCGTTGCGGTACAACGCCTATTAGAAGCGGCATTTGCGGAAGCAGCGGATGATGATAGCGAAGGAAAATACGTTGGAAAAACGGTAAAAGAAACCATTACTACAGAAAATGCTTTGGCTTCATATGATGCGGCAGAAGCGTATATGACAGATGCAGAAATTGTCGGTCCGTTTATTATGTTTGCATCCACTGACTACTATTCAGCATTAAAAAATGCAAAAGGTGTTTCAAAAACATTTACTACGAACGAGCAACAAATTTCAGGTATTAACCGTAAAGTTGCGCAGTTAGACGGTTCCGATACTATTATTCAAAAAGTAGCCAAATCTCGCTTACAAGTTGATTCTACGAAGAAAATTAATTATATTCTTGTGCCTTTGATGGTTTGTTCGCCAGTTGAAAAATACAACTCTATTGATCTAATTCCAGCTTCACAAGACCGTGACGGCTACAGAGACACTATTAAAGGGTTGAACTACTACGATGCTATTGTAACTGAAAAAGCTCGCCCTGCCATTTACGTTTCTTACGATTCAAAGTAAGCGCCCCGACCGTTAAAAAGGTAACACCAACGGCAGATGGGGCAGTTATTGAAGCAGAGTAGGTGAGAAAATGTTTCATTCAGAATATCGTGTATTGCTGGATATTTCAGATGATACCTACAAAAAAGATGAGGAAAAAATTATCAAAATCTGGGACATTACTGAAAAGCAACTGCTAGTAAAGCTAAAAACAGATGAGATACCAGAAAAATTGGACTATATTGTTCCATCAATTGTAGTGAAACGTTACAACCGTTTAGGTTTTGAAGGCATGGAACAGCATTCTCAATCAGAAGAAACAATTTCTTATAATTTGGACGACTTCGGGGAATTTCAAGATGAGATTAACGATTATCTTGAAGAACAAGGCTTGATTCGTAAAAGGAAGGTGTCCTTTTTATGAGAACCTGCATTAATTACTACAACAAAAAACACGAGCTGATTTCGGAAAAACTAATAGGCAGTGTAACCGAAGTCGGAACAGAAAAACAAATGACCATTTTCCCTAACATAAAGGAGCAGATGGTCATTTTTCGTTTTAGAGACCGCCTATCCATTCGTTCAGGTTTTCTTGAATACTACGACGAAGAAGAACAAAAAAATCGAAAATTTACCGTTGTTAAAAATTTGCGTGTTAGTAAAGGAACTTCGGTTTATGGAAGTGAATATCGATGACTTACCGAGTAGATATTACAGGATTGGATGATTTAATCGAAGCGATTGAAGAAGCGAAAAAGCTAGACGATGTAAAAGAGGTCGTCAAAAATGATACTGCTTATATGGCAAATCAAATTGCAGAAGAAACACCAGTCAGAAGTGGATACTTAAAACGAAGTGAGACACCTTCTATTAAAGATGATGGAATGACTGGTGAAGTCGAAGCGATGGCAGATTATTCAGCTTATGTAGAGTATGGAACGCGTTATATGTACGGACGTTTCTATATGAAAAAGGGCCATGCGGCAGCTGCTAAAAGATTTCTTGATAATATGGAGGCGTTAGTAAAATGACCTTTAAAGACCCGTATTCAGAGCTTTACGAAGCATTATTTGTCACTCTGGAGCAAGCAGGCTATGAAACCTATGGGCATTTGCCAGATGATGAGGCTTCTTATCCGTTTGTTTTCTTAGGTGAACAATGGTCTAAGGATAGACAAACAAAAACAAGAACGTTAGGTTCAACAAATATTATGATTCATGTTTATGATCATGACGACAAACGTCGTGAATTAAATCAAGTATTAGCCGATGTGCGAAAAATCGTTCATGAATTGCATCAGACTAAGAACTTTAATTGGTTAGTGACAGAAAGTAGCACAGAAGTAATTTATGAAAATACAACCAATTTTGGTACGAGCCTTGCACACGGTGTACTTGACATCACGTTAGAATTTGAATAAGAAAGAAGGAAACTCGAAATGGAAAAAGCAATTCAAGGTAAAAAAATTAAGTTAATGTTTCGACTAACACGTGAACGTGCGACAACAGCAGCGAAGTTGTTAGCTTTAGAAATTTCACACGAATATAAGTCAGAAACAAAAACAGATACACAATCAACAAAAGACGGGAATGTTCCTACATCAGGAATGCCGTCAGCTTCCATCGAAATGGAATTTTTACGGACAGGCACAGAAACATACAACATGTTGAAATATGCGTATCGTAACGGGCTAGAAATTGATGTATGGCGCATTAATTTTGATAAAAAAGACCCAAAAACAGGAAAATACGAAGCGGAATTTGGCACAGGCTTGTTGGATTCATTCGGAGATTCTGCCGAGTCCGATTCTAATTCAAGTATTAAACCAACTCTAGTTTTAAATGGTGACCTAGTAGAAGGTTGGGCAACGGTTGACGCCGAAAATGAAGAACTTGCGCGTGCTTTCTTCTACGACACAGTGGCTGGTGCGGAACCAGAAGAGCCTGTAGAAAAATACACACCAAAAACAATTGAAGTACCTAAAGTTGAAAGTGTAACGCCAACAGCAGATGGCGCCGTTGTAAAAGTGAAGGAGGAAGAATAATCATGGCAATTACTTATCGTATTTATAAAGGCAGTGAAAAAGTAGTTGAAGGAGCAAGTCCATTAACTATTACAGGACTTGATGCAGGAGCAAAGGTAGCAGCAGGAACGTATCATATTGTACGTGTGCAAGATGAAAAAGAATCTGAAAAAGTATCCATTCCTGCTTTTACTGTACAATCATGACATTTTTAATAGAAATATAGAAGATAGAGCAGAAGCGAGGTGGTTAAGATGAGTGAATTTTTTGAAAAGTTTCGAATCTATAAAAAAGAGGGAAGAGTTTTGGTAAGCGAAGGAAGCTCACCATTACGAATTTCTAAAATATTGTCAAATACGGCGGTAGCAACTGGTGAGTATATTTTGGTTAGCGTTTATACTATAAATGGCAAAGAAATAGAACTATCAGAAGTAGATATTCCCGCTTTTAAAACTGGTCTAATTGCCCCAGATGTCTACTCTATAGGTAGTAGTTACGTTACGGGAAAATATGAAGGAATATCACCGACAAAAATTGCTTTAATTGTGAATGATGAAAAGCAACAAACTGTAAAATTATCAGAAGAATTAACTTCTAAAAAACAATTCAGATATTATAAACAAGGTCTTAAAGCTTCGGATAGAGTGAAGGTTGTTTTATATGACGAGTCTTTAGAGTTAGGTACTTCTGATGTCGTTATACAATCTGCATATTCTATGAGCATGACGGCTAATGAAATGAAAGCCAAGTTAGATGAAAAAAACATAGAATATAAAACATCTGATACAAAAGAAACACTTTTATCATTACTACAGAAAAACGAATAAATAATTAGGAAGATCTAGTATAGGTCTTCCTTTTTTTTGGGGAGGAATTTTATATGGCAACAAACGTAAAACCAGTCGCAACAATTAACGGGAAAAAATATCCATTGATTTTCGGTTTTAAATTTTTAAACGAAATTAACGCGTTGAAACCTGACGTTGAAGAAGTAGACGAATTTGTTCAACTGATCGGAGGATTACAAGATGGCGATGCTTTTGCCTTTCGAAAATTAATGCACGCAGCGTTAATTACTTATGATGACTTAACAACGAAAGAAATAGACGAATATTTAGAAACGTCAGATGAGGTTTTAACGTTGTTTGAAAATTTTATCACTTTCTTGAAGCATGCGCCGTTAATGGCTCTTCGGACGAAAAAAGCACTAGAAGCAATCAAAAAAATCATGGCTTACGTGGAACAGATGGAGCAAATGGAAGTCAATCAACAAGAGACAACAGATTAGATTATGACGAAATAGTTGTCACTTGTTTTCAACATTTCCCCAATATCACTTTAAAAGAAATTGAGCGTATGACTCCTTATGAATTTAATTTACGGATAAAAGCTGTAAATTTACGTGCAATTAACGAAGAAAGGAAACTATACGTTAACGCGTTAGCTACACGTATTTTTACAACGCCAGACGAAAAAGGACAACGCTATATTTTTAACGAAGTGAAAGATGTCTACGACTTTGAAAAGCTTGAACGCGATGTGCGAGGGGAAATTTCGCAACGAGAAGCGGAAAAGCTAAGTGAGCTAGAAGAAAACGCTCGTCGATTAGAACAAGCAAGAAAAATTGTTGAGGAAAGGAGGAAACAACGTGGCACAAAGTAAAACGGTAAAAGCAACCCTTTCGGCAGTTGATAAGGGTTTTACGAGGACAATGAATAGCGCTGTCAGTTCATTGAAAAGATTTTCTGCTGGAACTTCTGGATTATCAGGTCAAGTCTCTAAAGTGAAAAGTAGTTTTGGCTCAATAGTTAGTGCAATAGGTATTTACAAAGCTGCTAGTTTAGCAGCAACTACTGTAACGAACAGTTTTACAGGAGCGATTAGCCGTTATGATACGATGAATAACTTTCCTAAAGTTATGAAACAGCTAGGCTTTAGTGCAGAAGAATCTACGCAAGCTGTAAATGATTTGTCAAAAGGTGTTCAGGGATTGCCTACTCCGTTGAATGAAGTAGTATCTACTGCACAACGGTTAACTGTATTAACTGGAAATTTAGGGAAATCTACAAAGTTAACAATTGCCTTGAATGACGCATTTTTAGCATCTGGTTCAAGTAGTGCGGATGCTTCTCGAGGGCTACAGCAATTTACTCAAATGTTAGCAGTAGGAAAAGTGGATATGATGGCTTGGCGTACACTTCAAGAAACAATGCCTATTGCGTTAACAAAAACAGCTAATGCTTTTGGATTTGCGGGGCAATCTGCTCAAACCGATTTTTATAATGCTTTAAAAGAAGGGACCATTACGTTCGATCAATTCGCTGATAAGTTAATTGAGCTTGATGGCGGAGCTAGTGGTTTTGCAGCAATGGCACGTTCAGCTACAGATGGCGTAGCAATGGCAATGTCTAATGCTAAAACAGCAGTAGTGCGTGGAGTAACGCGCTCAATCGAAGCTTTTGACAAGTTTAATAAAGCTGTGGGTGGAATGACGGTGGCAGAATTAATTACGGCAGCAGGAGCTACCATAGAAGGTGTATTGAAGAAAGCCGCAACTAGTTTTGAAAACTTTGCTTCTATTGCTAAGCCCTATATAGATGTAGTCAAAAATGCGTTTACAAAAGTTGCACCTGTTGTAAAAAGTGCGCTGTCTAGCGTAGTAGGAGAACTGACTAATTCTAGTAAAAATTTCTTAGAGTCGTCTAGCACAGTTGATAAATTTAAATCCATTGTCAATCAGGTTTCAAGTGCTATTATTCGATTCTCAACTTATATCCAGGAAAACGCCAGTAAAATAGCGGATTATGCAAAAAAAGCGATAAAATTATGGGCTGCATTTAAAGGATATACAATTCTAAAAGGTGCAACAGGAGAAATTGTTAACTTTTCTAGAACTGTTTCAGGATCCTTAGCTACGGTGTTTGATGCATCAACTAAAATTGACAGTCGATGGAGGCAGTTTGTGTTAAATCCTTTATTACGGGCAATAACATCAGGTGGCACTACAGTTAAGGCTCAAATGCTTGTGTTTTCTGATTCGTTTAAAGGGAGTATGAAATCATTAAGCAGCCAAACTGAATTTGGTGCTGTTCGTAGAGGGTTTACGTCTATAAAAAGCGCTATATCTGAAACTTTTCCGACATTTTCTAAGTTTGCTTCAAGTGTGAGACATCCTATTCGTTCTTTAGCAAGTTTTTCTTTGTCGGCAAAAGGTACGGGAACTGCTGTAAATGGTGCAACTCTTTTAATCGGTAATGGCTTTAAAACAATGTCTCTTACAGCTGTTAAAGCTATAGGAAAACTAACACTGACCCTATTAAGTAATCCTATAACAGCAATTTTAGTAGCTATTACCACAACAGTTGTTGGAGCAATTCAGGCATGGAAATCAAATTTCATGAATGTGCAAGGCTTTGCTAAAAGTGCATTCAGTGGTATAGGACAATCAATAAAAAGTGTGATACCACATTTTAACAATGTCACGAAAACAGTAAAAAGCTTTGGTAATATCTTAAAGTGGTTAGGTACTGGCGCAATTGTTGGTGTCACTTTTGCTATAGCAGGTTTTGTAGATGGCTTACGTGCTATCGTTACTGTAGGAAAAACGGTAGTAAATGCAATAATGGCAATTTCAAACGGTGTAAAAGGACTTTGGAAACGATTAAAAGGCGATTCTAAAGGTGCTGATAAAGCATTTAAAGATATGAAGAAAAGCTTATCTGATATTGAAAAAGATTGGGATACAATGTTTTCTGATTCTGCTTTAAAAAAAGCTGCTAAAAGCACCGAAGAATTAGGTAAAAAGTCCAAAGACACTACGAAAGCAATTTCGTTAAATATGAAAGAAGCCTCTTCAAGTGTTGAAAATTATTCTTCAAAACTTGATGAAGCTAAACAGGCAATGACTGAACTTTTCTCACAGCAAAATGGTAGTACGGCTGGCGTAGAAACTTATTTCAAGAATACACTTGATTTAGTTACGAATTTAAAGGAACAACAGAAAAAGGCTGTTGAAACCTATAACAAGCAAATTGAAGCGGCAGAAGGAAAATCAGAAGCAGAGAAGCAAAAGATTTTTGCCAATGCTTCAAGCCAGTATATGAAAGCTGTTCAAACGAATAATAGTGATTTATTGAAGGTATATACTGATTATTCTAACCAATTGAAGAATAATAAAACAGTAGAGGGTCAAGAATTGACAGAACAGCAAAGAGCTACTTTGCAAAATCAAACGAATATTATTCGTGATCAATTATTACAACAGAACCAACAATTTGTTGAGGCTGGTATGAATAAGTTGGCTAATAAACAAGCATTAAGCGAGCAAGAAAAAGAACAAACTTTGACAAGCTTGCGAACGCTTGGGGAAATTCAAGCGCAACAAGTGCAAGAAAATAACGCCCAAATTCAGCAACTAGAAACACAAAAGAACCAAGCAAAAACAGAATCTGAAAAAGCAGCTTTCCAAAATCAAATTACACAATTACAAACGCAAAATGCTCAAATACGACAAAGTGAATTAGAGCAAGGAGCTCAACTTCTATCGATTATTTCACAAAATGGTGCAAATAAAATTGCAGTGACAGCTGATAATTTAGCACAACTTAAAGGCGTTACAGACCAACAGCTTTTAGGCATTTATCAATCTTATGTAAATAATGGTGCTAGCATTGACCAACAAATGGCTTTATTGGCAGGAATGCTACGTCAACGAGGGATTGATGGCTCTAACGGACTGGTTCAGGGATTGCAAAGTAATGATCCAACGAAGTGGGCGAATATGTCAAGAGCTGACATTGTGAATACTTTACAAGCGTTGCCTCCTGACTTATTTAGAAATGGTCAAGACGGGAAAAACCAGTTAATTGATGGATTAAACTCTGGAAAAACACAACTTAATAATGTTGGTAAAGAATTGATGTCTTCGATGAATAGTGGTCAATCTTCGCAAAAATCTAATTCTAAGAAAGCTGCCGCTGATAATAGTAGTGCAGCTGCTTCTGGAACAAGAAGTAAAAGTAATGAACATAAAAATGCTGGTAAAAGCAATGCTCAACAGACAAATGCTGGAACGAATTCTGAAAAAGGAAATGCGAAGAATTCTGGAAGTCAGCTAGGTGCGGCAACAATTCAAGGATATTTAACTCAGTTACCCCCTGCAAATAATGCTGGAAGGTCTTTAGGAAATGCGGTAAGTCAGGGTGCAGGTTCTGTAGATATGAGCCCTGTAGGTTCAAATATGGCTAGAGGTGTTGCTTCTGGTATTCGTGCAAGTCAGGGCGAAGCAGTGGCTGCTATGCAAAATTTAGTAGCCGCCGTTAATGCAGAAGCACAGAAAAAAGCAAAAATTAAATCACCATCACGCCTATTGAAATATGATGTTGGTGTTTTCCTTGCACAAGGTGTAGCTGCAGGTATTCGAGAAGATACGTCGGTTGCCGTACAAAGTGCAAAAGATATGATTTCAAGTATTCATCAATCTATTACGGGTAGCCGTTTGATGAAACGTTCAAATGCAATTGAGGTAAAACACTCTATAGATAATACGCCAATGGGAAAAATGGTAGAAATTTTAGAAGAAATACGACATTTAACTGTCGTGATGGATACTGGCCAAGTAGTGGGAGCGCTAGGTAGCCCAATGAATCTTAATTTAGCAGAACAACAAAAGCAAGATGGGAGGTATCGTAGTTGATTGAAATTGTAGAATATATGGCCAAAGGTCGTTTTAATAGCAAAGAACATGGTTTCTACATTATTGAACACGATGCTCCTTCAGCGGAAGAAGTGGAAATTATTGAACAGATCCCTTTCATGCAAGGTCAGTATGATTTTTCCATGCTTACAGGAGAACGAATTTTTAGTAATCGCATTGTCACTGTTACTTTTTGGCGACCTAATACGCCATACGAAGAACGAAAGGCATTAGAGGCGAAAGTAAAAGAAGAGTTGATGATGGATGGAATTGATTACATTGATGATTCTTGGTTACGTTCAGGGCTTCGCTGGTATGGAAAATGCAAAAGTGTGAAAGCAGAAGATGACTCGTCAAGTAATTCATTAACGTTAACCGTAGAATTTGACGTGTATCCTTTTGCTTTAAGGGAAAATATTTCTTATTCCGATGTCTTTGACGAGGACTATTTCACAGACGATAGCGCCGACAATTGGACAGGCTACTATATTCACGGAAAAAGAGAAATTTTTCTTATCAATATGGGAGCGAATGCTTCTAGTCCAACAATAAAGGCAACGTCTACAATGCAATTAACTACTGATGACGGAACAACAATAAAAGTTCCGAAAGGCGAATCGCAAGATTATTTCTTTAAATTAAAAAGAGGGACCAACCACTTAACTATTTATGGCGAAGGTCATATCTCTTTCTTTATGTCTAGTGAGGTGATGGTCTAATGTATCGAGTATTATTGTTTGATAATCCGAACAGAAAGAATCCAAAGATTGTTCATGAGCCATATAGCTATGGTGAGAAAATCAAAGATAGTGAAGTATATTTATCGCTTAACGGATTAGGAATTTCTACTTTTGAATTTACCTTTAATATTAACAATAAATACTATCAAAAGATTGAGCCGATTATTCACTTTATCCAGATTCTGGATGTTACAAGAAATAAAGAAATTTTTTATGGTAGAGTTGCTAAAATCACGAATAAAATGGAAGCATCAGGAAGCTTTTCTCAAACTCTTTTAGCGGAGGATGAGAAAGCTTTTTTATATGATTCTGTTCAAACCTATATGAAACCAACACGGATGACTGTATCTGCTTATTTACAAAAAATACTCGATGCACACAATAAACAAGTTGAAGCGCATAAGCAGTTTCGGCTTGGTGAAGTGAATGTTGTAGATAATGGGGACTTGCTAAGAGGATTAGGCTATCAAAGTACAGCTGATACCATTAAAGAAAAATTGTTGGATAGGCTGGGCGGTACGTTAACACTTCGACGCGTTGGAAATATAAATTATTTAGATTATCTATCTAATTATGGTGTGAACAGTGAAACTCCTTTACAGTTAACCAAAAATCTAAAAAGTGCTACTCGAGATATTGATATTTCTGAATTGTTTACAAGGATTGTGCCCGTCGGTCAAGATATTGAAGATACGTCAAATACTGATATTGAAGTGGGAACAGATTTTTCACGACCTAAATACACCATCGAAAAAGTAAATGGCGGTAAGAATTACCTTGATGATGAAGCGTTAATCAAAAAATTTGGATTAAACACGGGCATTGTAGAATTTTCAAATGTCAAAGACCCATCAATTTTAAAACGTCGAGGGTTGCAATGGCTAAAAGACCAAAGCTTGATGCTGGTAACTTGGACAGTTGAAGCCATTGAGTTAGGGCTATTGGATAAACGGTATGAATTAATCACTTTAGGAAACAGTTATAAAGTAGATAATCAATTTATTTATGCTGTAGAACGATTACAAGTGATTGAGAAAAAATTTAGTATTTTAGAACCGCAAAAGGTTACTTTGACTATTGGTTCGAAAAAGAAAAAACTGACCGATTATCAAAACGAAATAAAAGCTATTCAATCCAATTTAGTAAACGTAAAAAAATTTGCGACGGCAGGAGTTCAAAACATATCAGAGTTGATAAAAAGACAGGAAGAATTTGACAATGATTTATCTGTTCAAAGTAGTAAAGTTAGTTCTTTGGAAGACTTAACCAGTGAATTATCAACAACCGTGACAGAATCGACGGAAGCCTTTAAACAATTAGCAAGTGATTTAACAAATACAGTCGAATCTGTAGGTACTGCTCAAACTGAGATGAAAAAGGCGTTAGACGATTTAATTAAGCGCGTAGAGAAATTAGAAAAATAAGAGAGGTGAGACGGTTGGCACAAGAATTTAAGGATACTCGACCAACAAATGAACCAAATACAACAGTTGATTATCAAGACCCGACCGATGTCGATGAGGTGCAAGATGAAATAAAAAACGGTGTGATTGATCCTATTTCTCAAACGTTCGCTTTGTGGATTCGAACAAAGATGTATCGACGACATGTTCGAGAATCTTTAGCTCGTATGATGGAGTATACCAGTGTTTTATTTAATAAAATAAAGGCTATTTCTGAAAATACAGAAAAACGCCAATCTAAAGTAGAACAACGTCAAACCAATTTAGAGGAACGTTTTAAAGATGTAATCGCAAATGCTACAACAGATAGCGAAGTTATCGATGCTCGAAGTAGTGAACGTTTGGGGAATTTTAAAACGTTGGATGAACGGCTAGAATATTTTGAAAATATTATTGCTTCTGTAATTCCAGTTGGTTTTGATGTAACTATTGTTCACAATTTAGGAGCTCAACCAGTCGTTAATGTTCGTACTTGGACACATGGTATAGGTGTACTGCCTTTAGGTACAGAACCAACAGGGTTATTTGGCGGTAGTGCTTCTCAATCAATTCAATGTACGGTAAAACATGTGAATTCTTCTGAATGTATTGTGACTATTCCGCTAGATTATAAAACAGATTCTCTAGCAGTAAAAATTGATGAGCATAAGTATTTGCTTATTGATGGTCAGAATAGCCGATCTATTGTATTTGACTTAATTTTATAAGAAAGGACGTTGTGAATATGGATTTAACTAGAATTTATAGAGGGATGGAGAACGGGGCAGAATCGATTGAAGAAAATTTCAATAAAATTGGTGCAGCCGTTGATAGCACCTCAAGAACTTTCCAAAAAATTACAAAAAAAGAACCTTTATGGACGGGCGCTTGGTATGGTGCGGCTGCAGGAAACGGTCAAGTGCCATCTAAGCCGCTTTCACAGTGCGAGAATGGTTGGATTTTGCAGTGGCAAGAATACACAAAAGAAGGAACTTTGAACGGCGCATGTTATCACTTTTTCGTTATTCCTAAACAACATGCACAAAATGCAGGTTCTAAAGGTGTTATTTTTCTTTTGCATGGGTATTACACTAATTTAGTGCGGAAGTATTTGTACATCACTGATACTAAAATTACTGGAAACGACTTGAATGCCTCTTCTAGTGATACAGCTGGTTCAGGCAGTAAAATGTTTGCACTAAGTGCAGTTTATGAATGGTAGGAGGAAAGAGAACATGAAAATTTGGATTGATGATATTCAAGGTTATTTAGACGGATATTCCACAATGGAACAACCGAATAAAATTGAACTTGAAGTAGAAAAAGAACCAACAGATTTCTATAATTATCGCTGGAACGGGACAAGCTTAATATATGATCCTGACAATGTGCCAGAACCAGAGCCCGCACCACCAACCGACATTGAGGTATTACAAGCCGAAAATGCGGAATTAAAACAATTGAATTCAAAACTTATGATTAATGACATGAATTTAAAAAAAGAGCTTTCAGAAGTAACGAAGAAAGCAGATAATTTTGCGCAAATTAGTGCAAAATCAATGCTTGCGATTAATCAATTAACCAATCAGGTAAAAGAAATTAAAGAAAAATTAGCAGAAGGAGTGGAATAAAATGTTTACATTTGATGACATTAAAATGATGTATGACTGGGGCTGTTTTACAGATGAACAAGTAATGGAGTTTGTCCCACTTTGCATTACAGAAAAAGAAGCGAAAGAAATTGTCGGAAAGTAGGGAAGTAGTTTTGGCGGTATTTGATTTTTTAGAACGTTTCGTAGTAGATCAAGAGCATAAAGCGGTATATGTTTTAATGTTGATTTGCATTGCAATGACTATTGATTTTATTAGTGGTACTATCGCAGCCAAGATAAATCCAGAAATTGAGTTTAAAAGTAAAATAGGAATCAACGGAATATTAAGAAAAGTAGCAAGTATTGTCTTGCTGCTTTTTTTCATTCCCTTAGCGCCGTTAGTACCTGGTGGCGCTGGTGTGGGGCTGTTATATGTTCTGTATGTGGGCTATCTGATGATGGAAATTAAATCGATATTTGAGAACTATCAGAAGATGGGAGTAGTTACGGAACTATTTGAAGATTTCATAAAAAATTTAAAAAATAAAAAATAG